TCGGCCACCAGTTCCCACGGCGGCGCGACGATCGGGTTGCTGTCAAACCCGCTTTCTTCGAGCAGATCGCCTCCGCGCGGGCCGCCATCTTCCCAATAGTTTGACAGGAACGGCTTGTTGCGCCGGTCGATCTTGGTCGGGTCGCGATCCATGCGCGGTTCGACCGCGTGGTTGATCACGAACCGCTCGTCGTAATCGCCCTTGTCGTAGCAGTTCTTGATCGTCTGCGAGCACTTGTCGTAGCCGAAGCGCGCCACGATCTTCTCGACGGTCCACTCGAACTGGCGATACAGCGTCGTCGCCCGGCCCCGGTGATCGCGGGCCAGCCAGAACGCGCCGTGGAGCAGCGGGATCATGCGGACCACGCTGTCCTCGTCCTCGACCAGCAGTGCGCAGGACTGGCCGAACAGGCCGAGATCCGCGTATCCGGTGTGGAAGGCGTTGTAGACGTTCGAGGCTTGGAACACCTCCCGCATCCGCGTCTCGACCTGCGCCAGATATTCCTTGACCGGCGCGAAATCCTTGAGGTCGGGATCGAAGGTCGTCAGCCGGAACCACGGGCGCGCGGGCGAGGTGATGCCCGAGTGCATGCCCGAGGCCAGCGTGCGCAGCGCGAAAGAGCCCGTGCTGTCCACGATCTTCTTGCGGCTCGGACGGCCCTCGTTTTCGCGGATCAGAAGCCGCAGGCGAGACGGCGCGGTGTATTCGGACAGTTCGAGCCAATGCGCCTCCCACGGGTTGCGCATCGACTTCAGCGACTGAAGCCGCCGGTCGTGATACTGCCGCTTGGTCTCGTTTGTCCGCACTGGCTTACTGCCCCAACAGCGTCTTGCGATCGGTCGCGGCCATCGAGAGCGCGCCCTGCGGCGAGGTCAGGATAGTCGAGGCCCGAGAGCCGCCGGATCCGACCATGCCGCCGCCGCCGGGGCGCATGCCCATGCGTTCGGTCGCGCGCCGCTCGGCTGCGGTGCGGACAGCGCCGCCGTCAGGGGCGGCCTGCGCGGCGCGCTCGGGCGGCAGTTGCGGGGGAGGAGGCGGTGGAGGGACGCTCGGTCGGCTCAGGCACATGGTGACGGATCCATTCTCAGGGCTTTGCGGGGCAGGATTACGGGCAAATGGTTGCCCGCGCGAACAGCAATGTTGACAGGACAGCATCCCCGCCCGCACTGTTGAGATTATCGCAACGCACGAAAGGAGACCGCCATGTTCACCCCCGTCGTTCTCGCCTGCATGATCGACACCGGAATTTGCGCCGCGTTCGGTGGCGTCGGCCTGCCGACCGAGGAAGCCTGCTACGCCTTCGCGATCGACGTGACGATCCCGATGGTGATCCAGATGGATCCCGACATCGTCGTCGTCGATCTGCGCTGCATCCCGTGGGTCGAGGAGGACCAGCCCGCCTAAGCGAACGGGTTGTAATCCTCGGCCATGGTGGCGGTGCCCGCCGTGTTGGTGCCGATCGGCGTGTCGCGCTTGGCTACAGGCGCGGCAAAGGTCAGGGCCAGCGCGTCGCCCTTGTTCGGCGAGGGCAGGCCGCGATCCTTCATGTCCTGCTTGCTTTCGAGCAGGATCTTGCCGTCGAGGCGCGGCACGGTCTCGGGCCCGACCAGATCCTGATACAGATCCTCGTCGTTCGGGTCGATCGCGCCGCCGTCCTTGATCCACTTCTTCATCTCGCCCCAAATCTCGGCGCGCTTGTTGTAATAGCCCTGATCTGTCGGCTTGCCCGAAAACCAGACCAGTTGCCAGTTGCGGCCCATGGTGCGCCCGGCGGACACGATCCCGGTGCCATAGCCCGCGTCGATGAACACCGCGTCGGCTTTGTGCTCGACCTCGAAGCGCGCGATCATGTTCGCCACCTCGATGTCGTTGTCGTTCTTGGGCAGGGACGCGAGCGAGCGCGACATCAGGCCCTGCCGCAGCACGATCTCCAGCGCGTCATCGCCCGACCAAGCCGGATCGACGCCGATCACCACCGGCGCGAACTGGTATTGCTCGGGCCGCAGGCTGCGCGACCGGGCCGCGTCCACGTCGTCGGCGGATATGAACTGCAAGGCCGACTGCGAGGGAAACTGCCCGCGCACGCGGACCTTGACGAAATCGCTGTCCTCGCCGTGGTCCTCGACCCATTGCTGGATCTTCTTCTTGTTCGTGCCCGGCACCGTGCGGCTGTCGATCTGGAACCGGTGCCAGCGATGGCGGAACTTGCGGAAGCACTCGCGGAACCGGCCAGAGTTGCGCGTCGGGTTTCCGTAGACGATCCAGATGATCACCGTGTTCTCGTCGGTCAGCGCGCCCTCTGCCACCTCCCACACCTTGTCGTGGATCTTCGACGCCTCGTCGAACTCCAGCACGATGATCTTGCCCTTGTTGTGCAGACCTGCGAACGCCTCGGTGTTGTGCTGCGACCACGGGATGAAATCCTGCCGCCAGTCATTCTCGTGGCCCTTGGCGCGCGACTTGATCGAGGTGGCCTGCACGTCGAACCAGTGCCCGGTGATCGACATGCGGAACCACTTGCCGATTTCGGGCGCGGTCTTGGTGCGAAGCTGGCCGTCGGTGTTGGCGGTGGTGACGATCTTCGCGTCGTCGTAGCACGACAGGGCCCAGTTCGAGATCATGCCCATCGAGGCCGACTTGCCGATCCCGTGGCCCGAGGCGACCGCGATCTGAAGCGGATCGAACCGGGTCTCGGGGTTTTGGAGGTGGTCGCGGATCAGGCGGAAAATGTCGGCCTGCCATTCACGCGGCCCGTCGTAATCCTCCAGATCGCCATGCCCCCAGTCCCACGCGAACTCGGCCCACGCCAGCGGATCGTAGCGGCAGGCTGCGGCCTTCTCGATGATCGCGTCGTTGATGTCAGCCGTCATCGCTCGACCGCTTCGCAGCCCGCGCCAGACGCTCGGCCAGCGCATCGAGCCCGGTGTGGTTCACGTTCTCTTGGAACGCCTGCACCGCGATGTGCTTGCCGATCAGTTCGAGCCGCTTGATCCGATCCGAGACGCGGATCTTCTTGACGATCACGCCGCCCTCGCCCTCGTCGTTCGAGAGCGTCTCGATGTCGATCGACTGCACCAGCCCCTTGCGCCAGATCTCGGGCCATTCCTTGACCGGCAGCAGGTTGCCGTATTCGTCATACAGTTCCGACACATCGGCCTCGGCCTCGGCGGCCAGACGGCGCAGCAGCCAGTCCGCGTCGATGCGCGTTCGCTCCGATCGTTCCGCCTTCAGTTCCGAGATCCGGGCCGCGATGTCAGGCTTTGAAAGGTTCTCGGAGCCGATCGAGCGCGCCGTCGCCTCGGAATATCCCGCACGGATTGCGGCCTGAGTTGCGTTCAGGTCGAGCAGGTATTCCTGACAAAATCTCTCTTGCTTTGGCGACAGGCTCATGGCGGCTCCTTTCCTGTTGCTGATAACGCATCGACGGTTGCCGTGTCCACACTGCCTGTTGACGTTACCGCATCATCTTCATAACATCCGCAACATCGTAACATCACATCAGAGGAGACCGATCGTGATCGAGATAGTGAGCACCGAGCCGCCGCCGCGTCGCCCGGCCACGAGCCAGAAGAAGCTGGCCGAGCAGACCTTTGCCCGCATGCAGCCGGGAGACAGCATTTTGATCGAGCCGACGGATGACATCCCCAAGCGACCGGTGAATTGGGCTTCCTACGTCTCCGACTATGCGCGGTTTCAGAACAGCCAAGGCAACCCGGTGAAGTTCACCACCCAGCGCAAGGATGGCGCGATCAGGATCTGGCGCATCGAGTAAGGCCGATGCAGTTGGCGCAACGGGGGCGGCTTCGGTCGCCCCTTTTGTTATGGTGTTATGGATGTAATGACGGAATGACGGTAATGACGGGTTTCCCCACATCTATGAGCATTGGAAAAAAAAATTTCTCACGCATACTTATCGCGCAGAAATTTTATTATGACGGTTATGACGGGTTCGAGTAGGTGAAAATTTATTTTTGAAATGCTTGGAGATGTGGGGAAACCCGTCATAACTGCCATTGCTGTCATAACATCATTACTTCGCAAGACACGACGAATACGCAGCAATATGCAAAAACCTGTTGACCCTGCTCGGTGTTGCTGTATGTTGCGATTATAGCAACACGACGGGGCTTGGCCCCGCACACACAGGAGAACCGAGATGACCGCCACCCCCGACCACATGCAGGTGTTCTACATCGACCGCGCGACCGGATGGGCCGCCGCGATGTTCGACGCCGACGAGTTCCAGATCGGCGAGGCCGCGTTCCACTACCGCAAGGCCGATGCGATCCGCGACGCTAAGGCGCACGGCCTGCCCGTCCGCGTATTCAACGCCTACGGCGAGCAGACCCGCGAGATCGAGGCCGCAGCATGACAACAGGGGGCTTCGGCCCCCACCACCCACGGGAGACCGAGAAATGAACATCGACGCAATCAACCGCCACCTCTGCCCCAAGGATCCGATCGACTTCGACGGGCCCGGTGCTGCCATGAAACTGGCATGGTTCTGGACCGCGCAGGAGATATGGGCCGATCGCGCCTTCGACGCCGACGTGCGGCCCGTGTTCGCCGCCGCGCTGAAAAAGGCATGGCCCCATGTCCAGATGATGCGGGAGAGCCTGCGCCGCCAGCGCGCAGCCGCGACCAACGAGCGGGTCCGCGAACTGCAACGCCAGCGCGACATGCTCCAGAACAAACCGTTCGGCGTCTCGATCAGCGGCGAACAGGCGCGCATCGACGCGCAGATCGAGCGCGAGATCCGGGGGATCGCAGCATGAGCGCCCTCACCGTCGCCGCGCTGGACCGCGCCCGCCACCTGATCACCGCCCGCCGCGTGATCACCTCGGCCACCGCCACGGACGCCGAGGTGCTGACCGCCGCGCGATGGCTGGCCGAGCACGCCCCGGCCCACGCCGACCGGATGACCGGCAAGATGCTGGCGCAGACGATCGAGGCCCGGACATGAAGCGCCCCGGATTTATCCGCTCGATGATCGCCGACGCGATCGCTCTGCTGGCGATCTGCGCCATGACCTTTCTAATCCTGCTGCTGTGAGGAGACCCTGAGATGAAATGGAGAGACTGCCCTGAGTGCAACGGCACGGGCGAGGCTGAATACGAGGTGCCGGTCGTGGATCACGTCCACGGCGGCTTTCTCGACACCGAGATCCGCGAGTGCTCGAACTGCGGCGGATCCGGCGAGGTCGAGTTCGACGAGGATGATCTGCTGGACAACGAGATCGAGGACGACGGGTTCGTCACTGTCCACCCCAAACTGGAGGTGCGCCGGTGAGATACCTGCCCGAACACGATCGCGACGCTCGCGACCTCAAGATCCTGAAACTGCTCGACGAGGGCATGACGCAGGATCAGGTCGCGGCCCGCATGGGGATCAGCCGAGGCCCGATCGCCAGACTGTTGGCCGACATCAGAAAAGACGAGGAGAAAAGCCGGTGAAGGAACCCACGATCGAGGAACTCTGCCGCCCCCTGAGCGCGAAGGTAATGCCGAAATCGGCCCTGTTCTCGCTCGACCACACGCCCCTGAGCGAGGCCGATGCACTGGCAAACCAGCGCATATCGGTCAGCGGCATGATCAAGAAGCGGGGAGTTCGTGCGGGCCAGAAGAACATCCGCTCCCAGCCCGCCAAGGGTGAGTAGATCACAAGCAGAGGAGATGCAAGCCATGAGCCAATGGCGCTATCAGATCATGCGGCACACAGCCGACAGCGGAGAGCCGTATCTGGCGATCCATGAATACTACACCCTGCACGACGGCAAGGAGGCGTGGACCGCCAAGCCGGTGCCGATCGAGGCCGACACGCCCGAAGATCTGCGCGCCGCGCTCCAGCGCATCATCGCCGACCTCGACCAGCATGGGGTGAGAGACTTCAACGACCCGAACAAACCGGCAGAGGGGGCGCGTGATGTCTGACAAACGGCAACCGCAATGGGTGCGCTGCGGGCAATGCGAGCACGAATGGATCGGGCTCTACATGCCGATCGAGGTCAATAAGCTGACCAAGATCATTCGAGGCATGGCCTGCCCATCCTGCGCGTCTGACAGCAAACAGATCTATCTCACTCAGGAGCCACGACATGACTGACGACGACCTGATATGCAGCGCCTTCGCCGCAGGCCGCAAGGCCGAGCGCATGGCGGTGGCGGACTGGCTACAGTCCAAAGCCTATTTCACCCTCGCCCAGCTTGTGCGCGCGGGATTGCCCGAGATCGAGGGCCCCGGCCAGATCCGCCCGATGACCGACGCCGAGCGCAAGCGCGCCGCCGATCGAAGCCGGGCAAACGGTGGAGGTGATGCGGCATGAAAACCAGCTTCATCCTCCTCGCGCAGTATGAGACCGCGATCGTGCCGCTCGATCTCGTGTGCCGGGATTATTTCCGCCACCTCACCCCGGCGAACTTCGCGCGCAAGTCTCTCGCAGGCGAGATCCCGATCCCGGTGGTGCAGATCGAGGACAGCCAGAAAGCAGCGCGCGGCGTTCACCTCGCCGACCTCGCCAGATGGATCGACGACCGCCGCGAGGCCGCACAGGCCGAGGTCGATCGCGTCACCGGATGACAGCGGTATCACAAGGTGCTACACACGAGGCCCTGAAACGCTTGCGCAGCAACGAGATCCGTCCAATCCATCATGGGTGCAACCGAGAATTTGATCATTGCTGACCCCCTTGAAAACCAAGGATCTCCGTTGCGCATGTTGAGATACCCGCATCAGATTGTTGCGGGTATCTCCACATTAGGGCATATTGCCGAGCCTTCAGTCGCACAATGTGATACCGCAGGGAGCCTTGTGATACCGCCATGGGAACCATCGTCACACGTCGCCGCGCAAGCGGCACCACCGCCTATATGGCCCGCATCGTCCTGAAAGGCGAGGGCCGCGTGATCCACACCGAAAGCAGGACGTTCGATCGCCGCGCCGCCGCCGTCGCATGGATGGCCCGACGGGAGACAGAACTGCGCGACAAGGGCCCTCCCCAGCCTGAGCAGCGCGTCACCCTCGCCGAGGCGATCGAGCAATACACCGGTGACACACGCCGCCCCTTGGGTCGCACAAAGGCGCAGGTGCTTGCCACGATCGCCCGCGCCCCGATTGCCGCCATGCCCTGCGCTGAGATCAAATCGCAGCACATCGTCGAGTTCGCGCAGGATCTCGGCCTCGACCGCAAGCCGCAGACCGTCGGAAACTACCTCTCGCACCTCGCCACCATCTTCCAGATCGCACGCCCGGCTTGGGGCATCCCGCTCGATCCCGCCGAGATGCAGGCCGCCCGCACCGTGATGAACAGGCTCGGCGTCACCGGCAAATCGCAGGGCCGCAACCGCCGACCGACGCCCGACGAGATGGAGCGCCTCGTCGCGTTCTTCGACCGGCGCGCGCGACAGGCCGCGCCCATGGGTGACATCATCCTGTTCGCCATGTTCTCGACCCGCAGGCAGGAGGAGATCACTCGGATCCGGTGGGAGCACGTCGAGGAGGGCCGCGTCCTGATCGAGGACATGAAGCACCCCGGCCAGAAACACGGAAACCACGTCTGGTGCGACCTGCCGCCCGAGGCCGAGGCGATCCTGCGCCGCCAGCCGCGCCGATCCGATCGAGTGTTCCCATACGGCACCGACGCGATCTCGGCATCGTTCACGCGGGCGTGCAAGGTTCTCGGGATCGAGGATCTGCACTTCCACGACCTGCGCCATGAGGGCATCACCCGGCTGTTCGAGATGGGCCGCTCGATCCCGCACGTCGCGGCGGTGTCGGGGCATCGGTCGTGGACATCGCTGAAGCGATACACGCACATCAGGCAGACCGGCGATCGCTGGGCCGAGTGGCTCACAGCGAGACGATGATCCCGCCCATCGACAGCACGACGAAGATCAGCGCGGCGATCAGAAAGATCGCCTCGCCATACCAGTCTGGCGGCTCAGGCGGCACCGCCCGGATCTTCTAGGAAATAGCAGCCCGGCGCGTGATACGCACCCTCGGGGACGCCGCACGAGGGGCAAGCGTCATCATTGCCCGGCCCCGGCGCGGGGCGGTTGTCGTTCAGCTTGCCCGCCGCCTGCGCGTCCATCAGGATGTTCATGCAGGCCATGACGTGCGCGAGGTGCGACAGGCCGCTCTCGGGGTCGAGATCCTCGCCGTCGAACCACGCCGACAAATGACGGAACGCCGCGTCGTAATAGACCGAGGACGAGACCGTGTGCTCGCGCCAGTTGAACCGGCCATACTTCGCCGCGCCCATCGTGAACACCCGGCCCATTTCGCGGATCCCGATCGTCGGCGTGTCCGAGATCTTCGGCTTGGCCTCGCCCAGCGCGGTCTTGGGGTTGTCGTCGGGGTATCCTCCGGCGGCCCGCGCGAGGATCTCGTCGTCCTCGATCTCCTGCTCGATCGTTTTCATCATCCTATGCTCGCGGTGTTTCGCAGCACCTCGCCGCGTTCCTTGTGAACCGTGATCGCCTTCATGGTCTTGCGGGTCGTAAACCCGAACCCTGCGGCGGCGGCGTCGCGCCCGGCAATCGTGCGGTGCGCCTGCCAGTAGATCCCGCCGATGTCCTTGCCGTGGTCGTGGTGGATGTGGCCGGTGTCGAGATAGCGCCAGTGCGTCGCGCCCCACATTGGCGCGTAATCGTCGGCCACCTGCATCGCCAGCCGCTCGGGCTTGGTCTTGTCGCCATGGTGCGCCGACAGGAGCACGCGCCCGAACTGCCACGCCCACAGCTTGCGCGGATGAAAATGAACCGTGACGCGCGGGTCGCCCTCAAACCGCATCATGAGCGCGATCGCCATGAGCGAGGTCGCATCGGGGTCGTGGTTGCCCGCAAGGATCACGACATCGACATGGGCGTGCTTATCCTTGGCCGCCTCGATCTGCGACACCATTGCCTTGACCGCTTCGTATGCGATCTTGCCGAACCGGCTGTCCACATCGAGGATGTGGCCCGAGGCGGGCGTCATGTTCTTCTGGTCGTTGTTGTGCAGCGTGTCGCCGGTGTTCAGGATCAGCGCACGCTCGGTCGGCGGGGCCGCGTCCAGCAACGTGCCGGTGGCTTCGTTGAACCGGGCCGAAGCGATCTTGAGGTCGTAATCCTCGCCGGTCTCCAGAGCCCAAGACCGCATCCCCCAATGCACGTCGGCCACGATGTATCGCGTCAGCATGTCGGTGGCGAGGTTCAGGGGCGGCGGTCTCGGCAGAGATCGAGGCGCATCGACCAGCGCCTCGCGGAACGTATCGGCCCAACTGTTGATCGCGGCGTCGGCCTCGTCCTTGGGTAGCTGCCAAAAAACGGTGTTGAAATTGCCGGTCGGCTCGCCCGTTGCTGGGTCGCGCTCTTGGATGCGGCGATAACCGTGCCGGGCAGACGCGCCGGAAATCCCAGTCTGCGCCAGCGCATCCTTGATCCCCTCGTCTGCGTCGATGTATTTCTGCGCGGCAGTCACGCGGTCGTGCAGTGACTTATAATTTATCCCCAGCGCCCTTGCCGCTGCGCGCATGGATCCATGCTTCTCGACGGCCTCAAGCGCCTCTCGCTGCTTAGGCGTCATTCGTCGGCTTCGCGCAGGTATGCCATCTTGCGCTCCTTGTTTTGCTTCGATTTGAGGAACATCGCGATGCCGAGGACGAGCAGTCCTGCCACGATCACGATCGTGATGGTGTTCACGTCGCCGGTCGCCAGCGCATCGCCACCGGCAGCGCCGCCGCCTGCGCCCGCCGCACCGCCCGCGCCGCGCTCCTGCCGCGCCGCCGTAGCGCCCGCCGCAGCGGCCTCGGCGCGCAGGGCCTCGACCCGGCTCTCGGGCTTGACCTTCGCGCCGCGACGCATCCACATCGAGGCGGCCTTGGCCTCGACCTCGGCGACCCGGCGCGACCAGCCGCGCCCGAACACGCCCCACGTTTTCAGGCCCTGCTTGAACGACAGCCGCGCAGCGCAGACGCCCTTGATCACGTCGAGCGGCGCGGCGTCCTTGACGGCGGCCAGCGTCTTGGGCCCGATCTTGCCGTCGCTCGTCGCGCCGACCACGCGCTGAAGGTGCCGGATCGAGCGGCCCGGCCCGGCGTTGACGCCGTAATCGAACACCGCCAGATCGACGCCGATCGGCAGATCGTCGCCCTTCACCGGCGTCCAGTATCCGTCGCGGTAGATCATGCGCAGATCCGCGTCCGAGATTGCGCGCAGATCATCCTTGGTGGCGTTGGGATAGTAGCGGCGGAAGGTGCCGATCGTGACGCCCTTCATGGTCGCGCCGCCGGGATCCTTGGGGTGATCTGCCCATCCGCCCTCGTGCGCGAGTGTCACATCGAGGCACGCGGGAAAGTTGCCCTTAGCCATTTTCGATCCCTCTCGTAGATATGCGTTGAGAAAACCTCTACACTATTGTTTAATTTTCAACAAGCCTCGGAGACCTCCCTCCCCCTACGAAGGCCAAGGGGCAAGTTCCACGATCGTCCCTGAAGAAGGGCGCGCAATCCGGGGCTCCATGAGTGCGCGTAATCTGGATAGGCCGAGGGGCGGGACGGATAGCCCCGCCCCTTACCAATCGGGCACCTCGGAACTGGCGTATCCAAGCCGCAGACCGGTGACATACCGGCCCCGGCTGTCGCGCGCGTGCCCGAACCCCAGCTTGGTCAGGCGATCGCGCAGGCCCTTGACGCTCATCGTCTTGCTGATCCCGTTGGCCTTGGCCCACGCCTGATAGTTCTCGAACAGTTCGTTCGCGCCCTCCTTGGCCGACGGATCGACGGTGCAGCGGTCATCGACGAACTGCGCCACCTGATCCGCTTCGAGACGCCATTCCTGCTTGGCCTTCTCGCTCGATGCCGGTGCCGTGAACCCTTCCCGGTTTGCCCGCGCATAGGCGGCCAGCACCATGTTCAGGATGCCGGGCAGTTCGGCCTCCAGCTTGGTCTTGAGAGCCGGGTCTTTCTGGTGCGGCAGGAACGTGCGGTTGAAGGTCAGGATCAGCGCGCGGCGAAACAGCGCGTCGGAAAAGTCCCGCGTGTGCGGCATGTGGTTGGTGCCGAACCAGCAGGTCGCGAACGGGTGCATGTCGAACGGGTCTTGGAACTTGTGCTCGACGGTGGACTTCTCGCCCGACACAATCCCCTTCAGTTCCGCGTCGGCGATCACCTCGCCCTGCTTGATCTCGGTCACGATGTTGGCGAGTTTCTGATCGAGGTGCGCGCGCTGGAACGACCGGTCGAAGTTCGAGGGCTGGACCCCGGCCACGTTCTCACCGCCACACAGCTTTTCGAGAACGTGCAGCAGCACCGACTTTCCGTTCGCGCCCGAGCCGATCAGGATGACGAACAGTTCGTGGCGCGCGTGCGACATCAGCGTGTAGCCCATGATCTCCAGCACCGCCCGGATCTTGTCGTCGCGGTCCTCGTCGGGCTCGAACACCTCGTTCAGATATTTCTCGAACAGAGGCGCGGTGGCCGCCGGGTCGTATTCGATCGGGATCTGCGTCGTGCGATAATTGTCGCGCTTGTGATCGACCAGCGACCAGCCCTCGCCGCTGGGCTCGATCTGCCCGTTGCGGCAGTTGATCGTCTCGGGGTGGCCGAGGTTGAACGCATGGTCGGCCTTGAAGATTTCGGTTTTGAGAACGTCGGAGACGCCGCCCACCAGCGTCGAGTTCACCGGCACGCCCTCGCTTTCGATCGTGCGCTGCACCTGTTGCTTGACCATGCGGTCGTCGCGCTGCCGCCACACGCCCTTGTCCGACCACATCCAGACGAAGGGCCCGGCGCAAATGATGTTCTCCTCGCCGACGTTCCTGATCGTGCGCCGCGCCAGTTCGAGGTGGTCGGCCCCGCGCTCCTCCTCGCCGCCGCTTTGCGCCATGGTCTTGCGCAGAGCCGCGATCCCAGTGCCGGTCGATGCCTTGAGGGCGCGCAGGATCTGATCCTGCTCGATCGGCGTCAGGCCGCGCGCCTCCTTCAGGATCTGCGCCACCGCGCCCATGTCCTCGGCGGTCGCCTCGTGCGCGGCCCTGTGCAGGTCGGAATAGGGTCGCGCCTCCTGTATGGGTGCGGCAGGAGACGGTGCCACCACGCTCCCCGTCTCCTGCCTGCCGCTGCCTGCCGCAGGAGGGGACGGCGGCGCGGGTTCGTGTGTCTCGGGTCTCGGCTCGGGGTCGTGTGCCGGTTCGGGATCCGGCGTCGGCTCGGGATCGCGCGGCGTCCACGGCGTCGCGGTTGCGCGCATGAACCCCTCGATGTCCTGCTTTGACCAGCCGTCGGCAACCGCATCGGCGGCATCCCATCCCTTCGGCGGCGTTCGGCCCGCCTTGAAATCATCCAGCGAATAAGTCACGCAGCCACCCCGAACCGCAGAACCTTCGCCGTGCAGCCCAGCGCGGTCAGCGTCGCCGCGATCGTCTCAGCGGTCGCCAGTCCCGGCGCGTCGGCATCCGGCCAGATCACGACCGAACGCCCGGCCAGCGGCGACCAGTCCGCGTGCTGGACCCCATACGTCCCGCCCGCCCACGAAACAGCCTGCCGCCCGGTGGCGCGCGCCACAGCGTCGGCGCACTTCTCGCCCTCGACGATGATCACCTGACCATCGCGCAACGCCGCCCCGCCGCCGATATACAGGGGCCGGGGCTTGGGAAACGGAAACCGGCACCAGCACTCGGTGCCGTCGGGCAGGCGCACCCAGCAGACCATCGGGGTCTCCTTGCCGCCCTCCCGCTCGATCCGCAGGACGCAGCCGAGCGGCTGGCCGTCTCGGTAATAGGGAAACACCATCGAGGGCGTGGCGCTGCCCCAGTGCTCGCGCTTGGGATTGTAGAGGCGCACCGGCTCACCGGCCCGGATGCCCCCGCGCGGCGTCAACAGTTCGATCCCGGCATAGGGGTCGCGGGCCTCGACGCGCCTGCGCTCGACATTCGGGCGCGAGGTCTGGCCGCCTCCGAGGATCGCGATCGCCTCCTTGGTCTCGACGCCCTTGATCGCGCGCACGAAATCAATCGCGTCGCCCTTCTCGCCGCAGCCGAAACAGTGAAACCGCTCGACGCCGTCCTTGCCGGTGAAGATGGAGAACGAGGGCGTGCGCTCGTCGTGGAACGGGCAAAGGCCCTCCCATTCCGCCCCGTTCTTGCGCAGCGCGACCCCGAAATCCGAGGCCAAGTTCGGCAGGGAAACCTGCGAACGGATCTCCTCAATATCGACCATGACGACCCTCTTGTGTTTTTGTTGCTATATTCACAACATATATCAACACGCAGTTCAACACAAAAAAAGACCGGCGCAAAGGCCGGTCCAGTCTGACACAGGAAGGTCAATCCATATGATCGCGCAAAGTATTCACCGCGCGAAATCTTGTGTCAACCTATTGTGCCTTGCGCAGACCGGCCCGCAAGATCTTGTCGAGGTCAGCATCTGTTCGGGCAATGCCCGCCATGCCGCCCGACTTGTTTACCGCTCCGATAAAATTTACCTGATTGGCGCTCGCGCGCCCGCGCGCCGTTTTGGTCTCGACCGCCGTGTATATCGCGACGGTCTTGCCGACCATCTCTGGCGTGATCTCGATCGGCGTCCATCCGATCAGATCCGACATGCCGGGCACGCCAGACTTGAACGGTCGCGGGTTGCGGATCGTGATCGACCCGTCAGGGTTCTTGATCACGTCGCCCGTCCACGCGAGGCCGACATTGAGCCGGAACAGGCGGGCCCCGAAATCCGAGGCCCGCTTCATGCACCGGCGCATGAAATCCGCTTCACGCATCAGAAGGGAATTTCATCGTCAACGCCGCCGCCCGCAGGTGCCGATCCGCGATCGTCGGGGATACCACCGCCCGATCCGCCAGAGTATCCACCCGATCCCCCAGATCCGCCCTGCCCGCCGCCGCCGAGCAGCACCAGCGTCCCGGCATAGGGCCGCAGCACCACCTCGGTCGAATAGCGGTCTGCGCCCGATTGATCCTGCCACTTGCGGGTTTCAAGCTGGCCCTCGATGTAGACCTTCGAGCCCTTGCTGACATTTTGCTCGATCACGCTGACCAGCCCGTCGATGAACACCGCCACCGTGTGCCACTCGGTGCGCTCTTTCTTCTCGCCCGTGTTCTTGTCCTTCCACGTCTCGGACGTGGCAATGCGCAGGTTCGCCACCCGACCGCCGTTCTGAAACGAGCGGATCTCGGGATCGGCCCCGAGATTGCCGAGCAACGTCACCTTGTTCACTGATCCAGCCATATTAATTATCTCCTTTCATGGCATTATCCCCGATCACCAGACGATAGCCCCGCCGATAACCGACATTCTCGATCCAGACGCCCGAACCCTTCAGCCGCTCGCGCAGCCGGTTCAGGCCGAACTTGAAGGCCTTATACATTTCATTGTTCGAGGGCCCGCCGTCGGGGTCGTCTGCATACATCGCGTCAAAAATTCTTTGCGTCGGCACAGATCGCCCGCGTCCACGCCAAACAGCTTCGAGTATTCGGGCCTGAAACGGCGAGATCCCGCAAGTCTCGATCACAATATCGAGCGTTGGTGCCTCGACTTTCTGGCCGCAGCAGGGACAATCCATCCCCGCATCGACATCATTATACATATTCAGGCAATCCTCCTTCTTTTCGCCATTCTGGCGGTGTGAACGTGAGCCGCCCATTTCTCGGGCGACTTGTATCCCCGCGCGGTTGCAAGCCGCACGAGATCGGTCAGGGTCTGAGCCTGAGCCTGTTCCATTTTCTGTTTCTGCCGGAACGCCTCGATGTCGATTTCTTCGAGATCGCCCTCGACCTCCTCGACCTTGCGCGACTGCACCGGATACTGATGACCGCACTCGGGGCAGACGGGCGCGGGTTCGTGCGCGGCGAAGCACTCGGGGCAGACGCGGGCCTGTTCCTCGGCAGGGCCGGACGCGCGCTTCTTGGCCTCGCGCCCTTCGAGCGACCATTCGCGTTCGTCGTCGGGCAGGCCGAGACGACCGAAGCCGCCGACCAGATCGAGCAGGACGTGCGGCTCGCCCTTGGGATCACGGCGCAAACCGCGCCCGTGTTTCTGAAGGTGGCGCGCGAGCGATTGCGTCGGCGCGTAATCGAGCACGCACTCGATCACCACGTCGCGCCCGACCTGCGCGGACAGATCGAACCCCTCGGTGAACAACTGGCAGTTCACCAGCACGTCGATGCGGCGATCGGCGAAATCGAAGAACGCCTTGGTCTGAAACTCGCGCGGCGTGTTGCCGTCGAGCG